AGTCCAGTATTATTTTGGAATCCAACTCGGAATCTCGTTGGTCCAAAAATTTGGTGACCAATTCTGAAATCAACACCAAAGTCTCCATTAACTTCATTATCGATAATAAGTCTTTGCTTATCATCAAATACCATCGCAAAATCCCAGGTTGAAACTGGATCGCCATTAGAATCAATCTTATCTCTATATGTTACTCCAGTAACGTAGTTCTTATCACCAAACTTAAAGATATGCTTGCCAGGATTATTTGGTCTAATAATTACCAGACGTAGGTTGTCACCAACAACAGAAGCATCTGGAGGTAAAGAAATTGGATTATCTTCTCGGTAATCTCCACCAGAAACAATAATAGTTTCTTTGACTCCAGGAGTTTCCCATGCTAACTGTGCCGCTCTTTTAATAGTTCTAACTGGTTGAGCAGCAGAACGACCATTATTTAAATCATCTCCAATTTGCTCAGAAACATAGATACGACCACCAACGTCGTTTGTTGCTAGATTTAGAACGTATTCAGTGGTAGCAATTTTATCCGATCTATCACCAAGAGCAGGAGTGTTAGAGCGTGGGAATAAACCTTCGTTTGGAAGTTCCTGATAAAATTCTGCAGTTGGATCATCTACTCTAAAACCAACATGCTTGAATATTGCATCTCCGTTAGCAGCTTCTCCATCACTATGGATAGGAGGAGTTTGTCCAGACAATCCACCTTGAACAACTTTATATAAATTAAATCCATACCATCTATATTCACCCTCATTTAGAATAACAGGTACAGAAGACCACTGAACTCCCCCACCATTTAGGTAGTTTTTTAGACTTGGTGCTCTAAATTTAGTATTAGGTGTCGAGAAATTATCAACATCTAAGTTGAGAACTTTTGCTGTATCAGAAATAATAGATGTAGAAGTTCTGATAGCACCATTAATATCCAATTCATAATCAATACTATCAATAGATGCTTCTAAGGAAGCTCCAAATCCACCCCCTCCACTAACTGTTACAAGGGGAGGAAATGTATAACCATCTCCTCTATTAGTTACAGAAATGCTTGTAATAATTCCATCTTGAATATTTGCAGAAGCTTCTGCTTGAATACCATTAGATTGATCTGGTGGCTCAATTTGCACAACAGGTTCAGTTGTAAAACCAAATCCAGGATTTACAACTGAAATCTTATCAAGTTTTCTACCAGTTCTATTGATGCCGATTCTTGTTAAATTTGCATCATTTTTTAAAGCTCGGAAAATCTCTGCTTCATTCGCGCCATTGCCAGATCTAATTGTAAATTCAGTAGATCCAATAATAGCAGGATTCGTCCCTTTAATAGTTTCTTTATCAGAATTAAACTGGAAGCTCATCTTGTGTTCCGAATACTTATTTCCTCAAAGTATTTAGGAAGATATTAAACGCAATTTCCACTTACAACACTAATATATCCAAACCATCTTACTGTTGATGTACCAGATTTTGATGTTTGATATGTCCAAGAGTTTATTACTCCAGCATCATACGGAGAAACACTCCATGTTTCTGAATCTGGAACAGAATCTTTGATAATAGTAGTCAAGGAAGAAAGATGCTGAACATCACCAAGAGAAGTAACTAAAACAGTACTTTCAATTTTTGTTGATAATTGTGCTCCAGTTCCAGCAGTATTAAAACCAATGATATTTGCTGTAATAAAATTAACTGACTTTGATGGGAGTAATATTCTAGAACTATCTTTGAAACTTAAAAATCCATCATTAATTGATGTTAAAATATAGTCTGTTCTTTTAGTATTATCAATATCAGATTTTAATTCAATCGATTTTAAATTTTTGGCATTTCTTTCATCATCGATAACAGCAGTTTGGGATATAGAAAATCCTCCTACTGAATCATATTGTTTTAAATTTGTTGGCATCTTTATTAACTCCTATATTAGAGAAGGGCAACATTATTAATTGCTCTCTTGAGAATAACAAATCTCACAGCAGTTCCAGTAGTAATATTAGTATCAAGAGAACCAGTCACTCTAATATTTCCGAGAGTTGCTCCAGATAAATTTGGATTCTCAAATTCGAATACAAGATTCGAAATTAAATTAGGACCAGTTTGAAGAGAACTAATTTCATTGTATAGAATATTTGTTTTATTATCTGTAACTACAAATTGAATATATTCTTTATTGTATGATCCATCCAAAATATGTGCTTGAATTTCAACCACACAACTATCAATTAATTGATTATCATATAAATTCACGTTGAATGAATTGTTAGTGTCTTTGACTAATTCAAATCTATTTGAAGTATATCCAAAATCTCTTTGTTGTAAAGTAGATCCAATGATATTAGTAAAGGTAACCCAATATGGAAGATCAGCAGTGAGAGCAAGGGCATTTGATTGGAACTCACCTGCTTCATTAATTCTAAACATTGGGCGGTTTGTAAGACCAGCAGAAACACCAAGTTCTAAATTTGCTTTAGTTGTTGATAGATAAACTCTATCAGTGAAAAGACCATTATCATTATGATTTAATGATGTCTCTCCAGAATCGCCAAAAGTAACATCAGCAACACTAACATTTAATTGATTTGTGACACTAGATTGAATAGTATCTACTTCTCCAAAATTAAAAGCAGTTGTTGTAATTTGTAGAGTTTGAATGTCTTGATTGACAAAATACAATGTATCTTGATCTCCATTGGGAGTAAGTTCTGGCGCAATGTAGGTATCACCATCAACGTCTCTAACACCACCAAGAGAAGACCAAGATGATCCATTATAACCTTCAAACTGAGTAATGCTCGTATTATATCTAATAGATCCTTGGGAAGGAATACCTCTAGCTCCAGTTCCGCCAGATGGAATTACTAAAGATGTGGGAGCGTTAATAACGACTTTCTTATCTGCTGCTGGTTCAATATAAAGATCTTGACTTAATGAAGAAATATCATTATCTAAAATTTTTATTTCGTTGGAAATAATTAAAGGAACATTTTTTAAAGGTCCAATTCTAACATTATCAATTTCTGTGAAAATTAAGTCTCTAACTGCATTTTGCACCCACTGTAAACTAGCAGTTCCATTCGTAAATACTGCTCCTGTAGTATCATTTGGGGGTGTAGACGAAGAACCTGTTGATCCAGATGATGTAACTAAAAATAAATCATTTCGGTACTTTAAATATTCACCACTGATTACGCCCGTATTTGGAGACCATTCGGTAAAAAGTGGAAGTGCAGGATCTAAAGATCTAATTTTTTGTGTATATATAAATTCTAAAAATTCATTCGTTAATTTTAATGATGTTTGATCATCATTTACAAACCAAAGAGTATTATCATTCTTTCCTGTAGTTTCTTCGGCAATAATGTAAGTATTTCCATCAATATCCTTTACCCCACCAAGAGAAGACCAAATTGGATTATTTAAATCATCAGTACCTAAGTATCCTTCATATGAAGTGGTTTCGGTGTTGAAGCGAATTGTTCCCAGTGTAGATTGTGCTATGGAAGGTCTTTGACTAGTATTTCCAGCTGGAATCTGTAACCCACCGCCATAACATCTGATAATTCTTCCAGATGGAGATTCTAATTCTAGATTATTAGAAGATGTGGTATAAATTTTATTATTATCAATGAATAGATTTGTGTCTACTTGTAGTTTTTCAGTAGTTAAGTTTCTACCAAATAATGTTTGAGTAGAATCTGTATAAGTAAGATCACCACCACCAACATTCAAATTCGCATTAATAATAAATGTAGGGGAGGTTAAAGTTACGGAATTGGTGTTTGTAATATTTGGAGTATTAATAGAACCATTTACTAATATGGTGTTTGATTCCAAATCATTAATCAAACCAGTTTCTACAAATCCATTAGTTGCAGATAAATCTGAAATAGTTGTCGTTCCAGTTAATACATTAGATTGCAATAAATCTGAAATTTGAATATTGGAAACTGATAGTTGAAAATTTGAACCAAATGTTTTCGGGTTGTTTAAATTTATACCTAAAGTAGCGCCATCCCCAAGACCAGAAGCTTCCGCAGAATAGTAATATAATGTTGATGGAGTACTTTCATTTGGTTGAATATAATAATAGTCTCCTTCTCTATAAATTTGAGGAGACGTGTATTCTATTCCATTAAAACTAACATTAGCAATTCCAGTGGAAGATGCTGGAGACGACATTGTAATGTTTGTAGCACTATCTATACTTAAAATAATAGTTCCAGAAGGAAAAGATCCATTTCCAGAAACTATAGCAATTTCCATCCCTTCATATAATGAAGAAGTGTCGGAGAGAATTAATTCATCAGATCCTTGTGTAATAGTTACTCCATTTTCAGACACAGATGTATTTGATCCATCTGGAGTTGTTGATAAATAGAACCCATATGGATTTGCAGATGTACTGGTGTAGTCAAAAGAATACAGACTATCCTTGTAAAGAGATAGACTTGGTGTTATTGTTCCATCAATAGAATATCTTAGATTGACAACTGGATCCCCAGAAGCAGTGTAATTATTACCAGATGGAAGATATACAATAGGTAGACCGTCTCCAAAAACGGATCCAGAACCAATATTAATGTCTAATGTAGTAATATTAGATCCAGATGTATTAATTCTGATAATAGGATATGGTCCAATACTAGCACCACTATCTTGAAATTCTCCTCCAACTGAAAATAATGAAGCTGATTGAGAACCAATATTCAATGATTGAATATTTAATACTTCTAATTTATTTTCTATAGGTTGAATTAGATCTAAAGAATTTACTCCAAGAACATCTCCAATTTCATAACCAGAACCTCCATTGTTTATAGCAAAAGAAGTTACAATTCCAATATCTGTTAGACTGAAAGAAAATCCACTACTTGTTGCTTTTAAATATGGTTGTTGAAAAGTTACTGTGGTTGTTCCAGATGATGTCAAAGGTTGACTAATAATAATAGTATTTGTATCTCTATCAATGCTTGTAATAAAAGTATCAGCTGGAACAAAACTTCCAGTTACAGAGCTAAAATCTAAAATACCATCAGTACTATCAACTACAAATGTATCAGTAGAATTAGAATTTATACTCTTAGATAAATTTCCAACTAACGTGAGATTATTACCAATTTGATAATTTTTATCACCATCACTTGTAATAGAAAAATTTAAAATCTGACCAGGATTGTTATTAATAGTAAATTCAAATCCACTACCGCCCGAGAGATCTGAAGTTGATAAAATTGTTCCAAATGTATAATCTCTTCCTTGATCGGTGAAAGCTACAACTGTTACCTCGCCGCCAACTACTTGTACCTCACCCGCAGCAAGTGATCCAGTGCCAGAAATAACAGTAAAATTAACTGGAAAAACACCATCAGTGTATCCACTACCAGGATCTGTAATTGTTCCTGAAATATTTTCTACATCAAATGAACACGTAGCACCAACACCATTGCCTCCGACTAATAAAGCATCAGTAAATGTGCCTGCTTCATAGTTAGCACCTGTTGATAATGTTCCAACAAGACCTTCAACTGTTAAGTCTGCAGTAGCTCCAAAACCAAAACCCCCTGATAGAGAGACATCTGTATATGTTCCTTGATCGTAATTTTGACCACTATTTGAAATAGAAGAACCTGATGTTGTTAAAGATTTTTGTACTGATCTAAACGTTTTAAAAAATTCAATATTATCGGAAAAATATGCAACATCTCCATTAGCAGTAATTGCAAAAGTATTTGCTTCTGGTTTATAAACACCTAAAGTATTTTGAGATGTAAAAGATAGTGATGGTAATAATACAGTACCATCTCCTAGTTTAATATTACCAGCTGCCAAATCAGTATCGCCTGCACCAACTTGGTCAAACAAATCCTGAGCAATTTGATTAATTACTTGCCTTTGTTTTTCAAAGGTATCTGTTTTCGCAACGGATCTAAGAACTGCCATTTCGTACTATCTCTTTTAGGAGTTGTTTGATTTCAGATATTTCTTCCTTCAATGTATTTATGTCACTCTTCATTGTCAAAATCGTGTGTGACGCTGATTTTTTGGGGGGCAAACTTGAATTTAATATTGCCCCCGTATCTGGATCTCTAAGAAGATTAGAATGCCCTTCAACTTTTATCATGATGAAGCAACTACCCTTACATCTTGAATTTTAGGAACATATGAAGGATCATCGGTTTTCATAGAAATTTTTACGCCAAATGATGTGAAATCATCTAGATTATCCACCGTATATCTAAATTCTTGATATGCAGACTGCTCTTCTTTTTGGGCAGAAATAGTATTCTGTGGAGTAGCTAGTTTTGGATTATCTTCATATCCTGTTCCATTAAACAGAATCCATTCGATATCATCAAATTTTTTCTGTACAGAAGTAGTTTTTGTTTTGTATAGCAATTGAATATTTTCACTATTTGTTACATTAGCAGTAACAATAACATCAATGGATGTTGCTGGTTGAAGCAACGTAATCTCTTTTGTAATATACTTAGCAATTGAAGAAGTATCCCTAATACTATCTTCGGAAACAAAATCAATGCCGTTTGAAAACTCCATGGTTTTGATTTCATAATATCTTTCACTTCCTGCAGTTAAGTTAGACCAAGAAACTAGATCTCCAGTTCTAAAAATATCTGGGGATTGATCTGCAACTTGCTGAGTCCTGATGAAAGATCCAACAGTGCTGGCAGTAGAATAATCAGAATTGATTGGTTGTTTATCATTCTCAAGAGTCAGCGTCTGGGAAGGAATATCCCAGATATAAACAGTTCCGTTGATTAGATTATCATATTTTTCAGTAGTATCAGAAGGATTGACTGCAGTAACTAATTGACCGAATGAAAAATCAGGATTTTGTTTGATTGGTCCTGCAGAACTTACCCTAACAGTTTTATCTATTAAATTACCATCCGATTGTGATTGCAATGAGAAAAATAATTGTTCATCTGCTTTAAAGACATTGTTGTTTTTGACCTTAATAAAAACTGAGTTGTCAGAAACTCTATATCTAACAACTTCACCACGAGATCCAGATGCATCAATTCCTAAAGAAGCATTGCCAATACCTTCTACAGTTTGTCCAACACTAACTACAATAGGATTGGAGTTATCATCAGTATTTCCTTCAAGTGTCAACCGATATACGGGATAGAACTTGATAACCTGATATCTCTTACCATATCTGTTTTCCTTGCCACTGGCATTCTCAATTCTATTGGAAGAAAGTTTGATTGAAGATGTATTCAAGTCAATGAGTGGAGACAACCATGATTTATTAGAAGATAGAGTCAATCTGTAAACTAGGCTGTTTCCTAGACCATTGAGAAGGGTATTAATATCAGATGCCACCAGTTTTTGATTGATGAAGAATTGCTCCTCGTTAAGGAATGTTTTTTCAAAATCTGAGACTGAGTATGAATTATAGTTTTGAGTAGTGGAATCAATGGGAATTATATTTGTAGTCTTGACAGACGTATCAATATTTGTTGATGGTGATTGAATATAAGAGAACTGGGCAAGAATTCTTTCATATTTTTTGTTAACAGCAATTAAACCGTCTGTTCCTCCACCAGATAAAGTATCTGCTGCTCTACCAATACCAGAAATACAGAATGTATCAACACCGCAGTTTGAAACTTTAAACAATGTTGTGTTTAATGCTCCCTGAGTAAATCCTGCCGTAGTATCAAGATTCTTGAAGAACACATATGACTTATTATCTTCAAATCCATGGTTCTTATGATTGACCTTAATAATATTGTTATTATTCTTAAACAACTCGGATGTTGCATTAGCATTTGCAAATGCATAGGTTTCTAGAGGATCGTTTGCCATCTTCTCATAACCAAGTGATTTGTTAGTAATATCAATGTTTGCCGTTTTTGAAATATCAAATTCTGCACGATACAAAGTAAATTTAATATCTTCAAATAAATCTTCAACCCATGTTCCAGTATTCTGTGATTTGTATACTGAACCTAGTGATGGATTTGTGGTAACCGTTGTATTTGTTGCAATTTCAGTTTCTCCAAGTTTGGAAGCCCAGATTGAATAATCTTGAGAATCTGTTTCAACAACTAGTGCATACTCTGTATTATTCTGTAAATATACAGGATAATCAAACTCAAAGTTTGTTGGAGTAGTTGAGTCAATTACACCAATTGTATCTGTCGCAATACCCATTCTAACTGCTGGTTCTGTAATTTCAATTTCAGTCTCTAATACAGCACCTCCATTTCCTAAACCAGTTCCTCTAATAACAATAGAAGGTGGTTCTGTGTATCCTCTTCCAGATAAAGTAATTGTAGAGTTGTAAATAAGACCACCAGATACACTTACTGTACCAGTTGCATTACTGCCACCAGGAAGACTTGGAGACTCAATTGTAATTGTTGCTGAATCATAATTAGCACCAGCATTTACAACTTTTAAAGCGGAAACAACTCCAGAGTCTTTTGCAATTCTTGCAATAATATCGGTATTATTTGCATTGTTGAATGTAATAATTGAAAGTAATCTTAATCTTTCATCTGGAATAAATGATATACCATTATTGTTTGAAAGAATAAAAGTATATACTTGCTCATTAGTCAAAACAATTTCATTATCTTCAGAAATAGAAAGTTCGTTATTGTTCTTATCTAATACTTTTAATAATGGTCCAGATGCATTACTATTTTCACCTGAAATAGTTTCACCTGCCAACACGGTAACCGTAGCAGACACATAAACCCTCAAATATGTGTATGGTTCCATAACTACTTCAGTTCCTGGAATAACATTTTTGCCAGGTTTTTCTGAATCTACATCGGTGAGATATACACGAAGAGGAATAGTGTCACTTTTCTTGGAAACAAATAAATCTACGCCAGTGACAAATACACCACCTTCAAAGTTTTCTACTTTAAATGTCTGTGCAAGTGGGTTTGGTTTTTGTTCTTGATCTGTATTGTTTGATACTAACTGAGTACCTTCATTAGACTTGAAGAATGCTGGTTTAGTAGATATAATAGAAGAAGGATTTTCTGGTAGCAAACCAGAAGCATAGAATTTAGTTTCAGCAAAAGTTTCTACAACTGACTTATCAGCATTAGTGCTGCTTGAAGTAAATCTGAGAGTCTTTTCTCCAGTCGTAATTTTAACTTCTTCAGAACTAGCATCATAAGTTACTGTTTCTACATCTCCAGTCCACTGAGATGAAGCTCTAGGAGATTTTCCAGCGGGGATTAGAACTATGCCACTAGCATTGCCGTTAGCATCAGTAATAATAGGAGCATTGAATGTAGAAAGTGAATTTCCAGCAATACCAGTAAATCTGATATCAGGAACTACCCATCTGTTAATTTTCTTTCCTTCTAAGAAAACAAATACTTCAGTCTTTGGTTTTAGTCTGCGAATAACAAACTTAACAGGAATGCTACGTGCAAAATATTGAAGAGAACTTACAACAGATTTACCACGACTTGTTCTAACAGAAACTCCTTTTGGAGTTTCATTATTTTGAGGACTAATGTTAGAAGAACTAGAAGTAGATGCAGATACTACTTTCTCCTCAATTATTTCATCGTTGGTTTTTGATAGAGGATTGATATTATAGAATGATCTTTCGGAACCATTCCAAGTGACTAAGAATGAATTATAAATGCTACTAAAAGCAGATGATACATCTGACTTAGCAAGGAATGGGACGAATAGATTTGTATTGTTATCAGTAACTAAAGGAACAGTACTTCTGTCATACCAAGAATCAACATTAGGATTGATTGAAAGATCACCAACATACTGAAGAACAACAAATGGATTTGGATTGATTGTCTTAGTTGCGAAATTATTTCCCAATAGTCTTTGACTAATATATGGTAATGTAACAACACCATTATTGTTTACATATCCAGAAACTCTTCTTTGATCCTCTCTAGTATTGATCTCTTTTACTAGTAAACTATCTTCACTTACTTGGGGTCTCAATACAGATTGTTCTGTATCAATAGAACAAGCATGATCAATAGACTTAATGTCTCCTTTATGAGTTTCAAAATTATCAACATAGAAACCGCACTTAAATCTGTCTAGACCAATTTCATCTTTAACTTGCATGTTTAATGCTTGTTGTTCAAGAATACTCAATGATGTATAGTATTCGAGTCTTTCAATTCTTTGCTTCAACTTACCAATGTCTTTCATTGTGTAACGCTTATTCTCTACTGGAATAATACGAACATCTCTAAAGCTATTGGTATAAGCAGGAACGTAAAAATAATAAAGAGGAATAGAATCACTAATTGTTTCGGGTCTTGATGGGTTTAATGAAGAGTTGCCTTTCTTTATAATAAAGTTTCCCTGAGTATTTAAAAATACTCCATCAATTCTATCGAGATACTGTTGTTTGTTGTACTTAATTGTCCATGCTAAGTTAGAATCATCTGCAGGAGTGCTAGATGGAATACCTGATGTTCCACTGAATGATAGATACTCATTTTGCGCTAGGAATGAATTGTCCTGATAACCAGGAAGAATATTGGTGTTGTCAACTTTAGGTCTAAAATCAATAACATCCTTGAGAGAAACCAGACCACTAACAGACGAATTGAAAGTTGGAATTTGATTCTCTGTAACACCTGCTTCATGTAAATAAGAATCAATTGTGCAGAAGTCTCCTTGTGAGTGCTCGAAATAATCAAACGCAATGATTAACTGTCCCGTGGGAGCAGAAACTCCTGGTTTTAAAACTAGTCTTGCGGTGTCATAGAATGTATCTCTTTGACCATTATCAAAGTTATACTTATCTGTTACATCAACACCAGATACTAGGTTGCCGCCAGCATCGATAGTAGGGGGTGCAGAAACAGAACCCTCGTAAACATATCTGAGATTATATACATCAGAATATGAAACAATTTGAATAGTCTCGCCACCATTCTCTTGTCCTCTAAATGGAACAATAGTTGTTCCACCAGACTGAACAATAATTTGCTTATTTTTAACGGCAGTCTTAAGTCTTGGTTTTGCTTTAGATACTTGAAGTGTAGCAGATAATTTTAATGTTGGGAAGTTAATAGAAGGAACTTCAAATGTAGGATCTCCTACTTGGGGATTAGCAACTCTATACTCTAGTGCTTCTTTAATTTGATCAATATTACCAAAATAATTTTCTGGGAAGTTGATTATAACACTACCCGCAGTCAAATTACTATCAGACTGCTCAATAGTTACAAATGATGGATCAACATAGATTACATCACCTTTCTTTAGTGTTCCTTGAAATGGAAGTAGATTTGGATTTCCACCAACTGTTGTAGGATTTTCTGAACCATGAATTGCAACACCAGGATCAAGAACAGTAATCAAGAAGTTTTCTTGAGAGAACTCAGCAAATCTCTGTGTTCCAAAAGGAAGTTGTGCAGCAAATGTCAAGTTGCCACTACCAGAAGATGCAGTTGTAATAAAGTCTCTTCTGAAGTAATACGTGATTTTAGAATCTTCCGATGAATCAATAAGTGACTTAATTTGCTTATCTCCTGTTGGAAATACAAGAGTTCCTACAGAATTTTCTACAAGTGGTTGCTGTTTTACTACAGACGCATTAACAACATCTGCTTGCAGAGTACGATCTAAGTATATTCTTGATCTCTTAACACCATCAGGTCTAGTTGCATACTGAACAACATACTTAAATACATCACCATTAACATCGGAAAACTGAACAATATCACCTTGGACGAGGTTTCTAGATGCATCACCATTGAAACCATTACACTCAATAAACTTGTATCCTTTGGTTCCAGAGAATGTAAAGTCGGTGATAGAAGTAGTTGTAGTATAACCAGTTCTTTCTAGTTCGATATCAGCAGAGAACTTGTTCTTTTTACCAGAACCAAAAGCAGAATAAAGAGATTTAATATTTGCTGGTGAATATGTATATACTGTATTTCTGAACAGAACTGGTTTGATAATCGCTTCATTAATTGGAGTTTCAAGACCAGTAATTTCTACAGTAGGAGGTTGGGAGAATGTCTGTGTAACTGCATTTCTATCTTTAATGTATACTCTAGAAATAGCACCAGACCCTTGAATTGACATGTCAATGGCACTTCTAGGATATGAGATACCATCAAGAACTATAACAGGATTACCACTGTTGTAAGAATCTCCACGCTTGGTGCAAATAAAGTGCGAGACAGTGTTCTCGGCAGCAATTTTAAGTGTGCCTCCATCTTCTCCAATAATAGTTTCTCCAGGAGAGAACACACCAGATATCATGGAGACAAATAGTTTGTTGATAGATGAATAAGTTGCATCTGTGCCGCCTTCAATAACAGCAACTGCTCTACTAACAGCACCATAGATATATTTACCAGGAGTAAACTCTTCACCGACAATACTCTCTTCTAGAATAATACGAGTGAAGAATTCTGGAGCAAAAAACGAGAAATCAAAGATAGAATTATACTTCTCAATTCCACCAGAAAGTTTGCCCTTAGAAACAATTTTATCAGTATCGTAATTGAAACCTGAACTTACTTCTTTAAGTGCGATGTTCTTTGGTTTTACTAGACCAACGACAGGAGTAATGGTTTCGTTATAATCTTTAATTTCAAATATAGGACTATTTCTTGTTTGAACTCCAACTTCAGATTTATACAGTTCACGAATCAAGTTAATAGAATCGGTAAGATCATAATCAACCATGTATACATCTAGTTCACCGCGATTACCTTTTACGGTGAGTTCTAGATATGTTGCTGTTCCTACACCATCAATTTCAGGTCTTTTGACCTTTGACATTGCTAGAACATCAACATATGAATAGGTATTGGTGTTTCCAGAATCAGAACGAGTCTTAATAAACCAAAGTCTAGAAAAAGTAGACTTTAACGTAGCATCTGTAAAAGAATCTGGGTTGAATGTTGGATCTACAATAGAAACATAGATGGTTTTAATCCCATCAGTTACATCAAATCCACTACCGCGACGATTTGTTGTTTGCTTAACATCAGAATCTTCCTCGGTATCATTCTGACCAACAGAACCATCGTTATATACAGAATTCAAAAATACAGTTGGGTATGCATTCAGTTCTGCCCCTTCTGAGTTAAGAGGAGTAGTTCCATATACGTTAGTGATGAAAAATGATGTAAGACCAGATGTCTTCAGGGTTTGATTTTCTCTCTTGAGAGTATCTCTTGATTTATCAATTTCTAGATACTTAGTTTCTTTATTCTTTACTTCGTACCCTTTTACATATGCTTTACCAGATCCAATTGTTGCCAATAATTTTGCTTCAGCAGCAGATTCTGATAAACCGTTAACAAGACCAGAATCATCCTTAGAATAGAAACCTAAATTATTATTCTGCTGATAATACTCTCTAACCTGAACGGGAAATTCTTCAACTACATAATCACCCGACTCATCAAATGTTTTTCTAGCAAGAACAGATTCTACTAAAGAAAAATCATTTGCTTTTAATTGCTTTTCAATAACACCATTCTTAATTGACAACAGTTGAATAAAATTCCTGTCGGTTAATTGGAAATATTCATATCTGATTAATTCAAGATCAATTTTTAAACGATGTGCTCCAGGAGCAGAGAAGTTAGAGTAACCTCTTGCATTATCATATAGAGATGCATCTTGTTCTGGAGTAACAATAGTTTCTGAAATTTTAAATCCAATCTTTGCAGATGGCAAATCATAATACTTA